TGAATGCAGATGTAGATGACAATGGTATATTTAATGAAGCAGACACATACAAACTTCTTCAGCATTTAACAGGTGTTCAATCGCTTACAGAATATTCTGCATTAACTTATTTAATGAAATTGTACGGTAAAACAGATTATGATGCAATAACTAAATCAAACTGGAAAACCCAATTTAAGTTTACAAGAAGTTTATTTCCATTTAGTTTAAATACTGGTACACTTAATAACACTTATAATGTTAACGTAACCTGGAAGGGCGACGTAAATCTATCTCATTCTGCACAACAAACTGTCAGTAGTGTTGCAAGTAACTCTATTAGAACAATGACTGTAAGAACAAATTCTGTTCCAAACGAAATAAATTCTTCGATTATTACAGAGATTATTGGTGATAAGGTATACGCGTATATCACATTAGATCCATTACAACAAGAAGTAGTAGGTACACAATTTCAATTAAATTATGATAATTCAATATTAAGATTCGAAAAAATTGATTTTAAAACGAAAGGTAACCCTATGAACTATGGAACTAATAAAGGAACTTATGTGAATGTTGGTTCGTTAATAAGCGACGGTAGTACATCATTAGATAATACCACCGAATATAAAATTACATTCGCACCCACCAGAAAAATTACGAACACTTTAGGATTAATGGGGATTGGAACTACCGATGCAGTCAATAAGGCAGGTAAACAATTAAATGTTAAAATAAACTAATGAAAAAACTATATCTCATATTAACGATAATAATTTCTTCCTGTACAAAAATGGATTTACCGGAGCCGACAGCATCATCAAGTGTAAATATATTTTCAGTTACACAGAGTGAGGTGAATGATGGACAAGAAATTATGTTTGATTTAAAATCCGAAGGAACATATACCTTGACTATTGGTAATTCTGAAAATAATCAGGTTATAACAAGAGAAAAATTCACAGGAAAAACCGGTCAGAATAAATTAATACTTTATACAAAATCTTTACCCAAAGGTTCTTTATATCTTTTACTGGAAGATTCTAATAGATCAACAGTAAACAAAACAATAATAATAATAAAATAAAATGAAAAAATTATCTTTTCTAATCGTTAGCTTAATAGTACTTAATAGCTGTACTAAGCATGATCTTCCTGAACCAATTTCTCAGCAAATGGATCCAAATCTTAAAATGACTTCTTCATTCGGGATTAAATTACAGAATTCATTTGTTACGAATGAGGTTTCTATGAATGTTAAAACAGAATCAGCACAGACTGTAACTATTAAAATATATGATATTTCTAATAGAGTAGTTTCTAAGTCAACAAGCGAAGTTAAGTCTGGCGATAATCTTTTAAATGTATACACATCAGCTCTTCCTTCCTCAGCGTATAGAATTGCTCTTTATGATAGTAATAATAATCTATTAGGAATAACAGATTTTAATAAAATAAACTAGGAGTAGTATAATCTTTAAAAAATATTTGATAGGGGAACAAATCAGATGAGGAAATTATTGGTGTTATTTTTATTGGTAATGGCTTCAAGAGTGAATGGTCAGATATTCACCCAAACGTATATTGATAAATGTACAGGAGAAATTAAACTGGTTGTATCTTCTCCCCTGCCAAACGGGGGTGTAATGATTGCTTTTTATAATCAGATAAAAACATTCGATGCGTCTCAAGTAAATAATGGGACTGTTCAAAAATGGTTAAACGATGTTTACCAAGATTATAGTACAAGACCGTGTCCGGTAAGTACGGTTGTTACCCAAACTGTTCAGCAAACAGTTTCCCAAGCTGCGGCTGCAGCAGCAGCTTCTGCAGCAGCATCTGCAGCCTCAGCAGCAGCATCATCTGCAGCATCAGGAGCAGCATCATCTGCAGCAAGTTCAGCAGCTAGCGGAGCAGCATCATCTGCAGCATCAGGAGCAGCAAGTGGTGCAGCATCAGGTGCAGCATCGGGCGCAGCAAGCGGAGCAGCATCAGGAGCAGCAAGTGGTGCAGCAACTGGAGGCTCTAGTTCTCCGCCTGCAGCAAGCGGCGGATCATCGGGAGGTAGCTCTTCGTCAGGTGGTAGTAGTTCTTCATCTTCAGAAAGTAAAAGTAGTGGTGGATCTACTGAACAAAAATCTGAATCCAAGGCAGAAACTAAATCAGAATCAAAATCAGAAAGTAAATCAGAAAGCAAAACCGAAGAAAAGAAAGAGGAAAGTAAGAAAGAAGAAAAAAAGAAGGAGGATGATAAGAAAAAAGAGGAAGAGAAAAAGAAAGAAGAAGATAAAAAGAAAAAACAATCTATCAGTAATCCGACTTTAGTTGCTTCCGATCTTGCAATAACAGAAACTAAAGACGGAAAATATGCCGCAATGATTTCTACTGGCATAAGTAAATCGTCTATGACAGGAACAGAAAGCTGGGGATTAACATCTATGATATGGACAACCTTTGATCAATTTGCTTTGAATGGGGGATATACTAAAATGAATTTCAAGCAAGGTAAATTAAAAGATATTGACTCTTATTCAATTACTGCAGCATATTTGCAAGGAAATCTAATGATTATGCAGGGTTACACCTATATTAAACCTGATCCGAAAATAGGAACATACGGATATAACATAGGGATTGTAAGTTTATTATTAAAGAATGGTAATAGGTATGATTATTCTGCGTCTGTATCTGCTATTGGATTCTGGACAAAGATCTACCCATTAAATAAGAAATCTTCATTGGCTCCTCAGATTTTTATAACAAGCTCCCCGATTTCTTGGAATCCTTCAACTAATCAAACTCTTGTTAATAGACAATATGGATTCATGACTGGATTCTCATATGATTTTAAATTGACTGGAAGATTTGGACTTAACTTCAACTATAAGTTTTCTGGATCTACCCAGCCAGAAACCCCAATATTGCATAATTTCATGATTGGATCCAGAATTATGTTATAAAAAAGATATATAATCTTGAAAAATCCTCATTCAGTTTGAAAGAAGCAATTCTTTCATATCATATCTTTCAGATCTTCAAAAGATGTAATCCATCTAAAGATATCCTGTAAAAGTAAGTTCCGAATCAGGGGATTTTTCTAAGCCATTAAAAAGAATATAAATTAAAAAAAATGAGCGAGGAAACACAAAATGACGGAACCTGGTCAGGATTAAAAAAGACTATCATAGGAATTCTTGGTACAGTCGTAACTGCAGGAGGAGTATTTTTAACTACTCTATTAGGTGGAGGTGATAAAGAAGCAGCACCGCCTGCTGCAGCACCAGTAATTAACATTACAAATTCAAATCAGCAACAACAATCAGCAGGTAAAACTGTAATTATTCAAGGAGGCAGTAATGCAGGAACAGCTAAACCAGCTGCACCAGCTCCTAAGAAAAAAGAGGGAGATGAATTTAAAGAAAAGCCAGCTCAATGGTAATAACTAATTATCAAATAGGAACTGTATTATTTTTTATAGTTTTTATTGCATGGATGATTAATTATGGCACAAAAATAAAGAACAAGAAAGATGAGTAAGCAAGAAACGCCAACCGGATTTAAAGACTTATTAAATGCAATGATGACTCGTAGATGGTACATTACTGCATTAGTGTTAGGTGGATTTATGTTAATTATAGCAGGTATGTTCGCAGCTATAGGAGTAGGAACTAAAATGGCAGGGGAATGGAAAGAATTACTTCTTCTGTTACTAGGAGCTTTTATTGGATCCTATGGTAAAATTATTGACTACTGGTTCTCTGATACAGACAAAGATAAGATGTTAGTTCAGAAGATGGACGAGGAAGATGGTACTACTCTATCACATACTAATGATATGAAAGAAACTAATAAACCATATGCCCCAACTATTCCTGATGCATTTGTTGCAGGAGCACAAGCTGCTAGAGAATTGGCTGTTGTAGAAAACCAACAAAATTTTGAATTAGCTAAAGATGAACAAGAACACGAGCAAGAAATGGAAAAACTTGAATACGAATCACACAGACAGTGTGAGCATGTATGGGGAGATTCTGATAATGACGGAGAACTTGAATGTCAAAAATGTGGATTATTAAAAGATAATTTCGAGGGATAAACCCGAAAAAATATAAAAATACGACATGAATTTTAAACAATGGTTAGTTGAACTTTTTAAAGATGAAAGAGGATCAACATCAATTAAACCCGTTATTGCATTTATTGGAGCTTTGTTTCTTTGTGGAACAATGCTAGCAAATTCTTTTACTGAAGAGCATTTTAAACCAGCAACAGAATTGGTAAACGCAGTGATGGTAATAACAGCGATTGGTATGGGTGCAGATACAATCGATAAATTTACTAAAAAAGCACCAGCAGATAAGCCAGAAGAAGAGGCTTAATTAACTATAAAGTCAAAGAGCGGAGGTAATACTCCGTTCTTTTTCAAATACAAAAATAAAAACACGACACCCCCATGAAAAAGTTTTTAACAGTAGCAGCAGATAGAGCATTTGGACTCTATTTTATTCTCGTAGGATTTTGGATCTTTGCAGCATTATCAACTCAAATGTTTTTTGTTTATCTTCAAGTTTCAGGACAGGAAGAAAGAAGCCAAGACATCGCTAATAGAGTATCCTGGAAAATAGACGGAACGTTTAAAAATGATCCAGGTAATATCTGGTATGAAGGACCAGAGGTTAAAAAATAATTCAACAAAATGAATTTATCTAAATTTGTTATAGGAACTTTTTTTCTTATCGGAACATCAGTGTGTGTAAATGCACAGACGATAGGAAAAACTAAGACTGAAGATTTTAAAGCTGACTTTGAAAAAAAGAAAGACATATCGGCTTACCTTGATTACGAAGGACCGAAAAAGAATATTCAGATTTTGAAGTGTGGTATTAATGATGAGACATACGAGGCATACCCAGAATTAAAAGAGAAAAGGGTAGGCCTTGGTGTTACCAATATAGTATTGGAATATCTCGATAATCTTAATCGTTTTGAATTCACAGAGGATAAAACTGAGATCAAGAATAGAATGGTTAAGCAATTCCAAGCTTCTCAATCAGGAATTTCCGAAAACAAGTTAGACGGCAGAGGAAAGATTAAATTGGCTCACTATTTTGTTGAGATTGAGGTTTATGATTATTCGGTGTCTGAAGATGAGTCTATAAGCTTAAAAGATGGTATTAAAGACAATCTAGTAACAAGACTAGGACTTCAAGTTAGGTTTACTAATGCTGAAACCGGAGCAATCATAGCAGCATCTGGACTTGGCGAAGCTAAGACAACAAGAGAATTAACACTTGTTGCTGATGCTTCTTTAGATCCTATAAAATTTAATCAATCAACTATTAGCACATCCACAAAAAAAGCATTGGACATAGCATGTGCAAACATTTTAGATAAGATGATCAAAAAAGGAGTATTCCCAAAATAGATTTAAGTATAGCTTTAAACCTATGCTTTAGTTACACGACCTAAAGTATAAAATGAACTTAAAACACGACAAACCCCAACTAAACACCATAGTAGTGGTGTTAATCCTAGTAATCTCCCAGTTTTTCTATAGCTGTAAGAATAATAGTTCCCCAAGAAAAATTTCAGATAAGGAGAGAGACTCTATCGGACAAAAATCTGTTGATACAACATTTATACACGATACCCTGTATCTTGATTTACCCGTGCCTTTTCCAGTTTTAAAAGACACTATAATTTATAGAGATGTAATGGTACAGCCTATAATTGACACATTAGCAATATTAAACATCTATAATGCGAAGAAAGTTAAGATTGATACTCTCAAGCTTGATTATGGCTATATTACAGTCATTGATACTGTATCGGGAAGCAATATCATTTCTAGAAAGTACTTTTCTAAGATTAAAGTACCGGTTAAAGAAAAGATACAAAAAATAAAAGAAGAACCTAGGGGTAATCTATATTTGGGTCTGAATGGGGGTTTAGATAAACCTAATTACGTTTATTCCCTGGGAACTTCTCTATTATATAAAACACCAACTGATAAAATATACGAGTTTGGATTTGGGGTATGGAACAAGACAAACAATGGTATAGATGGCGAGTTTATTCCTTATATTAAGGGAGGAGTTTATTGGAAGATAGACTTTAGGAGCAAAAAAAACCAATAAATTAGAGAATTGCATCGGAATTATTTCTTTTTATGGATCTATAATTTCCAAAAAAGACCATGAATATTATATCAAATCCGCTTCATTGTACTTTAGTGTTTGATTTTTCTGTCAATGAAAAAAACTTTACCGTTTCTTTTTATCAAGACTTAATCACCAACGATAAGACAGTAACTGTCTCTAATCCTGACGGTACAGATGTAGAAGACCAGGATCTTTGCGATTTAATCGGAAGATATGCTATTGAGAAATATAGTATAACATATGATCCAGGAGACGAAGAGACAGAAGAAGTTCATCTTGACCCCCCAATCTAAATTTTTCGTATGGTATCAGAAGTAAATGATTTTTTATCCCCTGAGCATTGCGATTCATTAATAGAATTGGCACAGCCTCAGTTTTTTAAAACTACAACTTTAGGTAAAGAGATAGACGGATACAGAATAGCACAAGGAGCTTGGCTTTCGTCTAGCCTTGATGCAGTTAAATCATTAAGAAAAATGGTTTCCGAATATACCTCACTACCAGAAGAGAATATGGAAGGAACTCATATTGTTAAATATGAGATAGGAGGACAATATAAAGTCCATCATGACTTTTTTCATCCGGGTGAAGGTTATTTCGAAAAAGAGGTAACTAATAGGGGAGGTCAAAGAACTAAAAGCGCATTAGTTTACCTCAACGAGGATTTCACTGGAGGGGAGACAGAATTTCCCCAAGTAAGCATTAAAATCTTACCAAAGAAGGGTAAACTTCTAACATGGGACAATTTAAACCCCGACGGATCTTTGGATTATACATCATTACATGCAGGACTACCTGTTGAATCTGGAATAAAATATATTGCTGTGATCTGGATCCGAGAAAATAAATTTGTCTAAACATTTTTTTATTTCCGGTTCTATTTTTATATTTGTCAAAAATCACACAACATATTGTCACACGATATAACAGCAACATCAAGAAGTACAGGTGAAAGGCTTTCTTATATTAGTATAGGAGCATTCAACCAGTCAAAGTCCTGGATTCTTTATGAATCCTTAAATTGTAACGAATTTAATGCTGGGGTTTCTGGCAATGGTGGATCCAAAACAATTTTAGAGGAAGATATCAGAATTTCCCTTTCTAAGTTTAAATACCTAGTAGGAGAACCTGTTGATGAAATGGAAGGAACAATAGCATCGTCCAAACCTTGTACATCAGCATCGAGTATTCTAAAAAAGGTTTTAAAAGCATTGGGGGCTAAGCCTAATAGAGAAGATATAAAAATAAACCTTGATTCAGGTTCGCTTAAAGACGTAGAAAGATTTCTAACCGAAATACAAACATCGGGGGAAATAATTATAAATTTCCTATAAACCTTCCAAATTTGCCATTTTTGAAACAAAATTGACATATTGTACTATAATATGTATAATTTTTAACTTAATCAAACAAAAAATGGCAAACACAAAAACAGCTTCTACTAGAAGCAAAAAATCAATGAATTCGCGTTCAAAGTCTGTTTTACAGATGACAATGGGTGGTAAAAAATTAAAAAGATTTTCTTCCATCAGTCAAGCGGGATTGGTTACAGGTGTAGATCCTAGTAACATCTCTAAAGCAACAAGAGGTGTTTATCAAACTGCTGGTGGATTTCGCTGGCAAGCTTAAACATTTTTATCAATCGAGGGACTTCATTATTTTTATGAGGTCCCTTATTGTTTACCCCCGGAAAGAGATTCAATGATTAAGATCTACGATTTTTATGATAATTTTTCTACCATTTATCCATTGGATAAAGATTCACTAAAGAATCCAAACCGTGATATTTTCGGGTACTATTGGGATTTTGAAGACTATATCGTTGGTGGTGAAATAGGTAGAGGATTAGTTCTCCAGGGAATTATGATAACATGCCCAGAAGATTTTAAGTTTTTTGCTGGGATCTTTCAACAAGCATTTAGAATGACGTCTATTAATGCTGTGATAAGAAGTTCGTTCGTAGTAAATTTTTCCGATTTTTATTCTGACGCAGAATTCAGAGATAATTACTCGAAAAGTATCATAGACATGCTAACAAAAACATTTGACGAAAAAATAAAACTCATGAATTCTTTTTTTGATATGATTAAGATCAAATCAAAAAGGGGGAAGATTTGGATCTCTTTAGACCAATATTGGACAGATCTAATTAAATCTGATGTGGAAATTTTCTGGGGATCTGATATTTCTGTCATTAGACTT